TGGAAAGGCTGACCGATAGAATGCTCTCAACTGCGGCTGCCTATGCAAGCGCCACGAAGAAAAGCATCGAAAGCTGGTACAAGCGCCTAGCCGCCTACGAGGACACGGGCCTCACGCCGGAGGAGGTTGCCGAGCTTAAAGCCGAAAACGCCCGGCTGCAGCGGGAGATCGATTTGCTAAACGACGTAAAGGTTGTCAGCATAAACGGCATCGCCGGACAGCTTGAAATGCAAATCGAGGGAGAGCCCGCCAAACTGTTTTTAGCCATGCTGATAGGGACTTTCGAGCAAAACGGGGCGGAGAATTACCTGACAACGACAATCGATTATAAGGAGCACCATTACGCCGTTACTATCCAAAATTGCGACGGAACGCTTACGCCAGAAGAAAAAATTGGGCGGCTGCAGCGGGAGCGGGATGCGCTGCTGGAGGACCTGCGCGGGGATTGTGCGTCGTGCGTGCATCGCGATGCGGGCGTAAAGAGCGACGTATGCCAGACATGCCCGCGGCCGGGAGGCGCGGGATTCGGGAATTGGGAATGGCGCGGGGCAATGGAGGAAGGGAAAGGAGAAAACGAATGAAAGCAAAACGGACAATGACGGACGGCGAGGCTATGCGCAAAATCAAGGCCCTGTTAGAGCATGACGGCTATGAGGCCATTATGAGCGAACGCCGCAGAATAAACAGAGAAACGGTGCCGAGGCACAATGCGCTGTTTGCCGGATTAAAGCTCAAATACGTCGAGACGGGAGAAATCGTCACCGTAACCGAATTTGGAGAACTTTTCGAGACAATCAGAGCTAAATTCCCGAACGGCGAAGTGCTTTGGTGTTTACCGGAAGAATTCGCGCTTATCGGGCAAGAGGCAAAGCCGCAGGAGCAAACCCCATGATGGCGGCGGAGAAGCGGGCGTACCAGGCGTATGCCAAGCGGGATAAGCGGTACGATGTGGAAGCGGAGCCCCGCAGGCAATACGAGCCCGGCGACACCGTGGCCGAGTGGGAGGGGGCCGAGGGCGTCCCCTGCCGTGCGGTGGCGAGGGAGATATACCCGCACCATGTGCTGTGCGACGTGCTGGCGCTGCATGATGGGATATGGCGGCGGGTGTATCGGGAGAGTTTTGCGGTGAGGGGGTAATGCGCATGACCCGTCAGCAGATTGAAACCGAGCTCCGCGCCTACCGCGAGAATGCGGCTCGGCTGGGCGTGCTGACCGAGCGCGCGGCTATGCTGGAGCGGGACATCCTTGCTGTACGAACCGCCCTATGCGAGGACCCGTCCGGCGTCGGAGCGGCACGGCTGGACGGAATGCCCGGTGCCAAGGCGGGGGCGTCGGTCGTGGAGCGCATGGCGATGCTGGGCATCGAGGACCCACCGGAAGTGTACGACATGACGAGGGAACTCATCAAGGCGCAGGCCGAGGCGGAGAAGCTGGGGCACAGGGTGGCGATGGTAGAGTGGTGGTTGTCGGCGCTGGAGGAGCGGGAGCGGTATATCGTCATGCTGTACTACTTTAATGGGCTGACGTGGGCGGGGGTATGCGAGCGGTATATGATGCGGTATCGGGGGGTTACGCTGTCGGAAAGCTGGGCCAAGCAATTGCGGAATGAGGCATTGAGGAAGATAGAGAGGGTGGTAGGATGAGTGCACTGGAAATAATTCTTTTATCGTTTGTTGTTTCGGTTATTATACGATGGCTATTTTCGCCACGCAATAAAACCGAGGAAGGCGTTGGCGTAGGCAATCCAAGGCCGCCAAAGCCACCTGCGAGGCCGCAATGCCGAAGGGATGGCGTTGTGCTCAAGACGGCTCCGAAGCCGATAGACCCACCGACTAGACGAAAAAAGGACGAATACTAGACGATTTCCACATTCTGGATGTGCTATGCTTATGCTGACGAAAGTAACGATGTATACAGACGCTGAGCTTATGGACCAAGTTCGGCGTCTGATTTTGTGTGTGGGGTGGATAACCGTACCCCAAACGAAACGTGGGATATAAGCAGGGGGCGAGGGGTGTGCCGAATGACAGCCATTACCGAAAGGCGCGGCATCGCAGATGGCGAGCGGCAGTACTAAGACGAGATAAGTATCTTTGTCAGCGCTGCCTGCGGTACGGGAAGCATACGTCGGCGAGCCACGCGCACCACATCAAGCCTAGAGAGACGCATCCTGAGTTAGCCTATGTAGTCAGCAATGGTGTGGCGCTCTGTGCCGCTTGCCACAACATCGTAGAGCCTCGGAGCGATTGTTGAGCCCCCCCGGTCTGATGTGCAATTTGTTGGGGGGCGTGAACCGGAGGGGGCTTATCCTTCCCTCTCCGCCGGATGCCAGAGAAAAGGGGATTGAACATGGAAATCCGGAAAATACCCATCGACCAGCTTAAACCGGCGAAGTACAACCCGCGCAAAAATCTCAAGCCCGGAGACCCGGAATACGAGAAACTCCGCCGCTCAATCGATGAATTCGGCTACGTCGAGCCGATCATCTGGAACGAGCAGACCGGTAACGTTGTCGGTGGCCACCAGCGGTTAAAGGTGCTTAAGGATCTCGGCATAACGGAGGTCGATTGCGTGGTGGTCGATATGGACGACGGCTCGGAGAAGGCTCTCAACGTTGCGCTGAACAAAATCAGCGGGGACTGGGATATGGATATGCTCAAGGAGCTGCTGTCCGACATGGACGCGGATGCGCTGGAGCTCACCGGCTTTGACAGCGACGAGATAGAGAAGCTGCTCCGGCCGGTCGAGTCAATAGACCTTGATGAGGACGAGGAAGCAGACGACGGTCATGCCGAGGCCGCAACCTACCATTGCCCCAAATGTGGGTTTGTATTCGAGGTCCCGAAATGAGGATATGCGCCTATGTCCAAGGCGAATACGCCAAACAGACATATTCCAATGAGTGCTTCAACGTACGCCAGTGGGTGGGACTGTCGGTCATAATCGACGCTCTGCGCCGGGCTGGATATCCCGTGGAATTCGCGGGGCTCGCTACGGTCCACGAATATGACGTTATCCTGGTATCCATAACGAGCGACTGCGATTGGTGGGGCTATATCGCGGAGCGGGAGCGCTGGCGCGCGGGACGCTATCTTGTGGTTGTCGGCGGCGCCGGTGTGCTGAACGTCCGCCCGTTCTTGCGATGGGCGGATGCTTTTGTGCTCGGCCGCGGTGAGGACATAGCCGTCGGCATCGTCAGCGAGCACGCCCGAGGGGGCAGATATGAAAGCCCGTCGGTCATATGGGCGGACGATTTTAACCCAAGCCGCCGATATCAGATTGCCCAGACGCCTCCATATCCGCATCCCGTCCGGCTGGAAAACGGAAAGACATACCGAGAGCAGACCATGGGATGCCCGCACAAATGCCTGTTCTGCGGCTATACATGGCAGCGCAAATATTACGGCAAGGGCGCCTTTAAGGGCGTGTCAGGGCTATGGAGCGGGGCGGAGGTGGAGCAGGAGCAGGAGGCCGCCCTCATCGACATGCATAGGGCCGGCGAGTATAACCTGAAACACCTTCTGATCACCGCGATAGACGGCTCAAGCGAGCGCCTGCGCATGATGGTGAATAAGCGCATTACCAGCCATATGCTGACTGAGCTATTAGAGGTAATGGCCGCGCATGACAAGCCGCATCAGTTAAAAATATACAACATCCTCGGATACCCGACCGAGACGCACGATGATTGGCGCGAGTTTGCCGAGCTGTTGGCGACCGTGGACGGCAGGATGTCCAAGCGAAAGCAATGGTCTATCTTGCTGCACAATACGCCATTCAGGCCGATGCCGGCCACGCCCGCGGCCTGCTGGCCCGCGCATTACGGCAATCTGCGCGGCGAGTACGCGCGGGTGGTCGGCGGAGGCAAATACAAGGGCAATATCTTCTACCAGGGTAACGCTTTTTGGGCGGTCGAGGGGATGGGGTGCGATAGCCTGCCCACGCATACCCTCTCAATGATCTGCCACCGGGGCACGGAGCAGGATGCGGACAATATACGCAGGATTGCGGCCAGCCCTAAATTCTGGCGGGCATCCACTGCGGTGCGGCAGGCGACACTGGAAAGGTACTTTGATGTCGGGCGGCTATTCGGCGCGTTATCTCCGGACGAGCTGCCAACCAAATATCTGCAAACCTACTGCGGAATAGAAAGGATGTGGGGTCGTGACATTCCGGCAATACAAAAACGATATCATCAAGAAGATGACGGCCCTCGGCATCTACAAGCCGGAGTTTGAGCATGCCATCAACGGCCTTGCGAACGCGCTATGCGAGCAGGACAAGGTCTCGGCGCTCTTTGAAAAGTCCGGCGGGCAGATCATCATAAAGCATACCAACAAGGCGGGCGCGACGAACGCGGCGAAAAACCCATTTTATCTTGCGCTTGAAACTCTGCGACAGGACATCCTAGCATACTCCCGCGAGCTAGGCCTCACGCCGGCGGCGTTGAAAAAGATAAACGAGAGCGAACTCAAGGGCAAAAAAGTCACAGGGATATCAAAAGTCCTACGGGAGCTTAATACCGGATGAGCCCGCCCGGCAAACACGCCGCCGAAGTCCTTGAGTATGCCCGGTCCATCGTCGAAGGGCGCAAGGTCGCGTGCGCGGAGCAGATACAGGGATGCCAACGTTTCCTCGACGACCTCGCATCCGGAAAATGGGAGTTCCGCCCCCGGGACGCCGATTTCGTCATCGGCATCATTGAGCGTACATTCCGGCACCGGCAGGGTCAGGCGCTCGACGGCTCCCCGCTCCGCGGCAAGCCGCTCCTGCTTCAACCATGGCAGAAGTTCATCGTCTACAACCTCCTGGGGTTCTATATTACCGGCACGCAGGAAAGGCGCTTCAAGGAAGCGCTTATTTATGTGCCGCGTAAAACCGGAAAAACACTATTCACATCGGCCCTTGCGTGGGCGCTTGCGCTGCTGGAGCGCATGAGCGGCTCGGTGGTCTACGTCGTGGGCGCGGCGCTGAAGCAGGCAATGGAGAGCTTCGAGAACTGGCGCTACAACCTGACTTCCGCGCTCTACCCGGACAAGGCGGCGGCGCTGGATGACGGCTGGCGCATCC